TTCATCATTTTTAGTTTCTTGTTTCAAATATTTATTTCTATATTCATGACATTTATCACTATATTTTTTACATCTCTCACATTTATTTTTAAAACAATTCATTTATATTATATATTTAGATTTTTATTTATGCAAAATAACATTTAAACATTCCGTTCTCGATCGTAGCAACCTTAAGAAGTTCAACATAAACACGGAGAGTATATGTACCATCACCTAGACCACTAGGAATCTTATAATGTAGATCCATACCCTTGTTATTGATTCTCTCACCCTTATTCGGTCGAATGGAGTTCCATCTAAATAATTCCTCAATTCCCGTAGTTTTAGAAGCTTGAGACAAACCCTCTAATGTTTCGGCGGTAATACTACTAGTACCCGACCTCTTAACAATTTCATCATGAGTAACCATAGGAACACGACCCTCTGCTGCATGAGTGGTAGCAAACTGAAGAGCGGAATTAGTCCTATCAACCGAAAACTCAAATCTATCATTATATAAAAGATTGTATGCTAGTCCATTATCACCAAAAGCAGTCGTTCCATTAAGAAGGGATTTCCCTATAAAGTTTGCGTTCGATTGAAGACCAAAAATGACCTTCGAGCAGAGGCGACCATTACCACCAATAGGCAAAACCACACTTGCAAAATCATCAGTAACAGCACCATTCTTCACACCAGTCCTCTTTGTGAGGCGGTAGTCGGCATACTGGAAAGTCAATTTCGGGTTCTGCTGGGCATATTTATCCATGATATCTCCATCATAAGTAATACTATCATAGATGAGCTTACATTCACTTTCATTTACATTAAAAGATAAATCATCGGCATCAGCGTTATTTACAGATATCCTTTGAGACTGAACAGCACCCGATAATGAAGATGTAGCATCTACAAAAGTTAAATCGATATGAACTTCTTGATCTAACATAAACATAGGGAGTTGATTGAACTTAAGGAATGGGAATAAATCACTTAAATATACGGAATATACTGGGGCTTCACTAATAGTTTGAGCAGATGTTCCATCAATACTAGTAAATGGTAATAGTTGAAATGTTCCAGCTCCACCAGCAGCGGGAACAACTGGATTACGACCAACATCAATCCCAATCTTTTTAGCAGAGTTAGGGGGTTTATCAGCAACTCCAGCAGTGCGATCATCATATACGGGCATATGAGAAATACATCTCTGCGATATAAATTGTTCTCGTTCTTTATTATCTTCATTACTAATAAATAATGATTGGTAAGCATGGAACTGATTATAATCATCAATCGAGCAAACTGTCTCATTTCCAATTGTAAGTTGTGCATTTTGAATCAATTGAGAAATACCGACATTTATTGGAAAAAAACCATTAGCAACAGTAGCAAGGGGCGTAACTGCTAGAGTAATTTTTGAGTTCGAATGAAGGAAACCAGCTACACGAGAAAGAGTAAATCTAACTCTACGCTGTGAGAAGGTAACTGGATCAATAACATCTGTATGAAGTTTTTGTCCATATTCACTAGGAATAGCACCAATTCTAATAAGGTCGGGGATGCGATCGTCTGTACTCATTTTATATATTTATAATATATAAAACTTTAAAAAATAAAACTATAAAAAAAAAATTACATAGAAAATATTTAATATTTACATTACGACTTGAACGCCCTTCTGTGATGACCATGCAACAACAACTTTAGATTTAATGAATAAATATGCCGAGATCGGGTTTCCATCAACAAGCCCGTTTTTCATTTGAATAGAGAATTGGGAATTAGAGAAATCCACACCCTCACTATCAAGCATATCATATAATACACCAACGCCATAAACAGCACCAGTATCGGGGATAAAACGATAACCAGTTACAGCGTTTTGATTACCCGTGAAATTGCGATTAGTCGTGAGAGGAGATGCAGAAGTTCTTGTGTGTTGGCTCTCTGGAATTATCGAGTTAAGGAAACCTTTAATGACTTGAGGATCAACAACAGTTGTAGCATTGGTAGTTGTATCATAAACACTCTCAACCTCAAAGGAAGAGGGGAAACGCTCACCATTTTTAAGGAAAGAAATTGTTTCTAAATTAGCAACTCCACCATCTCCAGTTCCAGCAGCATTTGGTTTCAATGTAGGCATATAAGTTAAAAACCCATCTTGAGCCAAATTATTAACAAAATTAGCCGGAACAAAATTAACAAAAGATGCTAAAACCTTTGATAAACCAAGATTGAAATTGATGATCGAATTACTTGCTTCAAGAGTTGAGAAATATGAAGTAATTGAATTAAACTCCAAGACACCAGTATCCGGAGAGGATACACCGGTATCAACCTCACATGTTAGCTCAAGACCACTTAACTCATAGAAACAATTGGAGATATTCGCTGTTGTAGCATCGCTCGAATAGAAAAACTGACTGTCTGGAGCAAGGTGGATTTCAATTTCTAGAGGGACTTTATCAAGGGGCAGTTTGGAAACTCCAAGAGTGAGACCACTTGGAAGTGGGACACAGAAAACCGAGTTGCGAGTATTACGAATAACACTATCACGGAAGGCATTATAATTAGGCATAATTAAAGCAGTTTTAGAAAGATGTCCCGCTGTGTCTTGAGTTCCCGCCATAGTGGGCATGTAAGAAGACATAAATCGTCCGTAATGCCGAATATGCTCTATTACTTGTTTAGTTTCTGCATGGCGGAAAACCAATTGATCAATTGCTGCATAAATCCCAAGTTTATGGGAAGCCATAAGTTCGGGGGAATTAGCAGCAGTTGGTCTTGCTGTTGCTGCCGGAGCTGAAGAACCAGCAGCAGTTCTCCATACATCAAAATTACCAGAGAGACGGATAGTTGATAAATCTAACATCGCATCTTGACGACCAAGAGTGACGGTAAGTACTGGATTACCTCGAGCAAATGAAACCTTACCAGAAGCGGGAACATTGTTGGGCTGTATATTAAGATACTTGCGACTCATTTTATATTATATAAATATAAAATAATTTTGAAATAAAAAATTAAAAAAGTACATAGAAAATATTATTTATTCTTTAGAGAGTAACCGAAACTGAATCACCCTTAATAGAAACTCTTCGAATATGGAATACAAAGCAAAATAGAAGTTTATCTTTTTCCGGTGCTTGATCTGCTCCGGCAGCGGTAGTTTCATTATAAAATAACTGAAGTTGATTAGATTTATTATTGAGATTTGCAACACCATCATTAAGAGCATATGCTCGACCAATCAAGAAATTACGATTGTAATCCACAAATGATCGAGGAACAACACCCGCTTGGTTTAATGCCTTTTCTAATTCAATTAGAGGTTGTGCTGAAATAGATACACCTTTATTAATTTTAGATACATTTATAGGTCTTGATGGAACAAGTTTATCATCTACAACCATTTGATAGGATGTTAACCTATCGATAATACCACACTGACCACTTCTAATACTATGAAGTTGTCCGTCCATGGCGAGAGATTCCTCTTCATATGTTAGTTGAGTTCCACCCATTAATGCAGATGGAGATAATACAGTTGCATCTGTAGGCATAATAATCATAGATTTAGCACGAGTATTCGATACTGGAACATTTACAGTAGCATTACGATTTGTCTTCAATAGAGAATGTTTGTAATTGGTAACACTAGGAATATCAATCTCTATAGATCCTCCGTCTCTCATTCTCTTCATCATACCCGCTTCATATTGTGGATCAAGACCAACTTGCTGGACTACGATTTGAGCATTGGATATTGTTGTAGTTGCTCCGTAAGCCGTTTGTGCTGCTAAAAGTTGTGTTGTGCCGTCATCAACTTGAACACGCTTAGTATCAAGTGCTGCACTAAATACAATAAAATTATCAGTTGTAGCATCTACACCAGTTCCCACATTACTATTTCTAAATTGGGATACAGTTAATTTAACAAATCCTCCATCAACTTCTATATTAGTGATTGTGGGATGAACTTGAACAGCTACTGCCCCTCCAACCGTTAAAGAACACTCTTGAGTTATTGGATTTGCTATCGAACAAATACCAATCTTCTCACCTTTAACAAATGGGCAATTTTCAACACTAATCATATTATTTTGTTTTCCTAAAAATATTGTAGTTCTATCAGTAGCATTATCAACTCCTAAATTAGCTCCCGCAGCATCTACACCATGAAATACTGGATTTTGCTGAACTCTACGATTTCGATTAACACTATCTAACTGCTTAAGATATTTTGCTGGGTCTTCCAAATCCACCTCTACAAATAATCCATCCGTCATAAGAACGGGAAAGATTTTCGATCCACCATCGGCAAAAAGACCGCAGTGAATCGGTAGTGATAATTTAGCAGTTAGGAAATCATCTGCCGTCCCCCAATCACGACCCGCCGGAACAGTACCAACTGGTGAGTAATATGGGTTAGAAGATAAATCAATATTATTCGATACTGATGTGCCTAATGTCCCACGATTTTCTACTGTGGGTACTAATGATCCTTCCTTCAATGCTCTCATTTTTTTCATGCTATCATCTTGATTATAGGAATATTGCATTTGAACTTTAGCATTGTAATCACTGATTTCTTCTAAAAGAACTGCTCGATTTCCCGAATAAATACGAAGATTTTTAACTACTGATTGACCACCGATAAATGGATCTAAATGAAGGCGTGTGGGAGAGAGACCAGCCGGAAGAGCGACTTTAACATCAAACTGAAGATAACTATTTTTACCATCCATAAACTTAACTGTTGAAGGTATTTCAAAATCTACTCTTCGACCACTTTGACCCGCCGTGCTGGTATATGATAATCCATTAGTCGAAGGGACTGAAACTTGTGTCTGCGAAACTTTAATCTTATCATCATTTCTCCAATAAGAACTCATTTTATAATATATAAATATAAAATAAATCTTAATAAATAAATTAAAAAAAATAAAAAAATTATTGTGTTCGTCCAACCGCTTGTGTAATTTGGGAAGCAACACTTTCTCCTCTAGCTTGAGATGTGATATCTGTTTCTGCGGTTTGTTTCTTATCTGCTGATGCTTCTTCTTCTCCTACACCTTCAGTAATAGCACCAGCTAATCCTAGAACAGCTCCCAATCCTTCAGCAGCGAGACTCACGGGAGTTATACCTCCAGTTGCTACTCCAAAAACTTCTAGACCACTACCAGCAATATTCAAAAGATTTCCAATTCTTGAAGCACTATTGCTTCCCAAAACATCCATACCACTCTTGCCTTCTAATACTCTACTAACATCCGCCCCAATATCTAAAGCTCCACCTAATCCAGCAACACCCAATTTCCCTACAGTTGCTGCTTTAGTTGCTAATTTTCCAACGGTTTTAAGTCCAGTTTTTTCGATTGCTTCTTCTGTTGCTTTCTTTGCTAGTGCTTCTGTACCAGTTTCTATCCCTTCTGTTGCTGTGCGTCCAGCAACATCTACACTTGCTCCTAATTCATCTGTAGCTTCTGCCGTAACTTGTTCTCCTTCTTGTAATGTCTGTCTTACTCCTAATTCGGGTGATGGAGGTCTAGCACCACTAGCATATACATCTCTTATATCTCCTAAATCTTCTAATTCACTTTCTTTTGCAAATCTTTCTGCTGCTGTAGTTTTAACAAACTTTCCAGCACCTAAAACTCCCTTTGCTGCTCCTTTTCTAATTTCTTTTTTAAGAATCAATTTACCTCCAGCAGTAGCACCACTCGTAATATTCTTTTGTAGAGTTGATTTTCTGTCTTCATCTTGTTCGAGATTTGCTTGATCTAATTGCTCTGCGAGAGAATTATTAAAATCTTGTGTTGCTTGGTTCAAAGCTCTCGTTTCTGCTGTCTGTGAATTAACTTGTGCGATAGATGCTCCAGATCCGTATAAATCCATTTTATATATATTATATATAATTAAAATTAATTAAAATTAAAATAATTTTTTATCTCCGTCAGCTATTTTAGTTTCAAATCGAATATATGCTGTTGCTGGATTCGTCTGCATATCTAAATATAAAAATGAAAAGGGTTGATCTTCAATCGCTTTCTTATATAAATCCATAAATATATTTGGAAACATGTCTCCATATTCTTCAGCAATTTTTTCTAATTCTTTTGTATTTTGTTGCTTCATAATAATTACATCTGTAGCATTATTTCGAATCAACCCACTAACAGCTCGAAATGATTGAGTTGTGAATGCAAGTAATCCAATACCATAATGTCGAAATCTTGTTGCTAGAAAACTTACAGCATTAGATTTCTTAAAATCTTTTGTTAAAATATCATCTAAAACTAATGCTACCGTAGGTCTTTCGAAATCTTCATATTTCTTTTGAGCTTCAATTATATCAGTAACCATTTCATCAGTGTAATGGTCTTCACAATCAAAATATTTATTCATTAATTTACCTTTAGGATCAGCATTCAAAGTATTAGATATAATCTTAACAATATCGAACTTATCTTTGTACATCTCCGGATTACATAATAAATTGACTAATAAATTGGATTTACCTTGCTTCACTGAACCCACTATTAATAGTAATGATGGTGGTTGTGGTAAATGTGGATGAATATCTGTGAATCGATCATCGGGGTCGGGATCTTTTACTTTAAATACTTTAGGAGGAGATTTATCCATTTATATTTATATATTAGATATATTTTAATCTAAAAATAAACTATAAATTAAATCTTCTGGGATTCTATATCTTTGATGTAATGTTGTCCCATGAAGTCCGTATTTTTGGAGATTTGGATAATCTTTGTATTTTTTTCTTAATTCTGCTGTATTACATCTTATTATTTTATCTCCATCTTGAATAGTTTTAGGTGTTCCCATTCTTTCTCGATGAAGTTTTTGTTTAGTTGTTCTTAATTTATCTCTTTTTTCTTTTGTATTACATAATACTTTTTTACCGTCAATTATTTCATAACCATTACCTAATACTGATGTATGTTGTTTATCCATCATATTACCACAAGCTCCCGACCCGTCACACATTTTTCCAATCCATTCTTTTCTATTAGTCCAAATACAAGTTCTTTTTTTATATCCCCAATCACTATACATACAATAATCTACTATATGATAATATCTATCTTTTAAAACATCCCTATCTTTTAATGTTGAGAGTGGATTTTCTAAATACCAATAATGAGGATTAAAATAATCTATTATCTCAAGACTTTTATAAATTAATTTATCAGCTTCATTCATATCTTCTTCATGTTTCTCTTTAGTAAATGTTGTACCGTCTTTCCGTTTTCTTCCGTACCAACATTTCTGCAATTGTGAATAAGCGGTGCAAGGTGGAGAAGCCCACACAATATCGAACTCATCTTTTTTATATTGTTTATAATTAAACTCCATTATATCTACTTGATGATCTGCGGGTAAGAGTAAATCCACCGATACAACTTCCCATCCTAATGCTTTACAGCATTTACCAACAGAACCAGTCCCAGAAAATAATTCTAATACTTTAATCATTTATATTAAAGTAATATTTTAAAAATAACTTAAAAACCTACCAAAACCATCCCGTCGATATGTCTTTATTTTCTTCATTTTGTTTTTCTCTTTGTTTGATAAAATCTTTAATTATTGATATATCAGCTCTTATAGTTATTAGATCCGTTTTGATTTTTATAAGGTTTGTATTGATTCCGTGAATATCATTTTTCACTTTTTCAATTGGTTTTGTTTCAAAAGGGTTAGAATAATCACTCATATATTTTATGTAAATATTAAAATCAAAATAAAAAATAAATATAAATAAATATGAGTGAAAGTCAAGAACAAGACATGATAGAAATAAAAGAGATGACAATCGACCAATTAGCTGGGGCGGTTGTATTATTTCTAGGAGCTATTGGTAGTTTATTATTAGTGATATGGCAGAGTCGCTGTGCTTGTAGATGTCGTATTGGTTGCAGTGATAAATGTTATATTTTTGATTGTCAAAGAGAACCTCCACCAACAAAAGAAGATGAAAATAATGAGGATCAAAATAATAATGATAATGGTGATGAAGAAGATATAATTCCTCCAAATAATAATAATAATAATCAAAATGAGAATCCTTAAAAAGTGTCTGGGGTAAATCTTAAAAAATAAACTACTCAAACAATTTCTTTAGAAGTATTTTTTTCAACATTTACCCCAGACACTTTTGATTAATTCCACTTTTATAAATATTTAATAGAAATTAAAAAGAGAAGTTAATATTTAATAAAAAATAATAAATTATAATAATTTATAGAAAATTAAAATCTATATTATATCAAAAAAGTATGAGTTTTATACCAGAGGTTAAAATGGATTTCATTCCTAGCGATGATGATGATGAAAATGATGAGAATATTACTACTGAAATTGAAGATTTCGATCAAGAGAAAGATTTAACACAAGAAGATATTCAAGAATTGAAAGTAGAAGTCGAAGATGATGTTGTACCTAATGCAAAATCTAAAAGAGATGGAATGGATGTGAATGAAATATTTAACATGCCTAATAATACATATGTTAAAGATGTTAAATTAACAAAAAAAGGCAAACCACGAAAACAAAGACCACCTATGACTGAAGCTCATAAAGAAAAATTAAAAGTTGCTCGAGAGAAAGCGATGGCGGTAAGGAAAGCAAAAGCACAAGAAAAGAAAGAAGTTAAACAATTAGAAAAAGAAGAAAAAGAATTATTAAAAAAACAAAAAGTTAAAAGAGTTAGACAATTAAAAGAAGAAGTTGAAGAAGATATAAAACCTCAACCACTTAAAGAAACATTAAAAGAACAAATGTTTTCAAAAAAAGATTTAGAGGAAGCACAACTCAATGCAATCATCAATTACGAGAAAATCCGTAAATCGAGAAAAGAAAAAAAGAAAGTAGAACAAGAAAAGAATCGAGAACAAGAAGCTTTAAAAGCTCAAATAAGAAGGGCAGTCGCTCCACAAAAAGAATACACGAACCCCTTCCAAAACTGTTATTAGTGACCATTTTCTAAACTTTCACAGTATGTTTCCCATGTACGAACACAATTATTTAAACTTTCACACCAAGTATAACCACAACTAATACAACAACCATTTTCATCATAAGGGGATTTAATCATTTGATTTATTAATAAATATACAATCGATAACATTTATTATATATTAGAAAAAAGTGTCTGGGGTAAATCTTAAAAAATAAAGAACTCAATCAAACTCTTGAGAAGTATTATTTTCAACATTTACCCCAGACACTTTTGATATTAAGTTAATTTAAACATTTTTTTATATTTCTTTATATTAGTATTCCTCGATGTTGAATCACCCCACAATATATAATAACTTAAATAACCAGCAGACTTATAATCACCCTTCTCCAAATCTTTCTTATGACGATTTCTGTATTTATCTCTTTGTTTTTTATCTTTGGATAGGGTATAATCTTCATATCGGTTATCACCGAATTGTGTCGTCTTTATCTTCTTACCTTTATCGTCATAAAAAATTGCTTTAAGTTTCTTATTTTTTGCTGTACCTTTTTCAATTACCATTTTTACCATAGTTATTTATTATGATAAAATATTAAAATATAAATTATAAAATTACTTTAAACTCATAAAACCATCCGCATCTTCAACCGCTTCGATACTTTCTTCGGTCGCTGATCCTTCACTATCACTTAAACTATCTTTTCTATTTCTCAATGGAGGTTTATAATCTTCATCGACCTTAACATGTTCTTTAAACTCTGCAATTAAATCCGGACGACCAAACATAGCTAAAACACTTGTAATTTCTTCATATGCAATTTTATCCATTATATACTCATATTAGAAAATAATTTTTAAGATTTGACATATTTAGATAATATTTCTTCAACACTTAATTCTTCCTCAATATCTTTATTTACTGCCTCTATAAGTGCGTCGCAAGTCCAATCATCAAGTAATAATTCAGTATGATATAAATCCTCTCTGTACCAATCATCATCTCCATCAATCTTCCATTCTTGACGACATAGTTTATCTTTTTCCTCAAAAGTCCAATTACTCAAATAAACCTTCATTTATATTATATTAGATATATTTTAATTAAAAATTATTTTTTTGTTTTTTTATCTTTTGCTTCTTGCATTATATCCTCAAGAATATCATTGGGCGTTTTCTTAAGTTTTTGTATTTTATAAATTACTGCACTTGTTTTATCAACATTAGCAAACCTTCCATCGCTATCATGTATTGATGTAGTAATATCTGCTATCGATGTTGGTTTAGTAATCGTGAATTGTAAATCGCTAGGATTACCAAGGAAATAATCACTTGCTCCAGAATATTTATCAACTATACTAATGATCGGTAGATTCGATCCGGTAGGATTTCCACCGATAGCACTAAAACCCTCCAAAATATTACTTCTAATTGTATAATAAGGTCTTAAAACTGCTTTTTGAATATTCGTAGCTGTAATACTTGTACTAGTAGTTAATATATCAACTTCTCCCCATAATTCCAATGGTTGCTGATGGACTGGATTAAATCTATCTGTATCTGTTGGGTCTCCAGCAGTAGTCCAAAGAAAGTTACCTCCTCCAGTATGTGCTGCATAATTTATAACACAATTAGGATAAGGTAAGGAAGTATAATACATAACAGCACCATATTCATTAGTGATATAATTTTTAGTATCTGTTGTTACTACTTCAGCGTTAGTTGTAGGACGATACAAAAAATCACTATTTTCATTATCAACTCTTTTAGTTAGTACATTTTTACTTGAAGGTGGAGCATTAGTAGCAGCAAAATCAAAACCTAAAATATCCCATAAATTATCTGTCCAATTATCTACATCAAAACCCCAATTATCTACATAAATACCTCCATGTGAATCGAATACCGTATAGGGTTCTATCGATTGATTATATCCGTTATATTTTTGGGTATTTCCTCCAGTAGCATCAAATGTAGAATAAGTATCTTTTGGAGTGTTTGGAAATACATTAGTTCTATATGCTTGATTTTCTCTGCTATAGGGTTTAAATGTTGGACTGAAACCAAACTCACAAGGACGAGGATTTATTTTATATACTGTTTCTCCTCCGTCAGCATTTATCGAGGGAGGAGCTATAGTTCTTTCTCCTAATGATTGAGCGGGTGTTCTTGTTTTACTATTAATAAATTGAGCTTGATTACCAGCATTTCTCTTATTTCCTATATTATTAGAAGTGTGAAATCTAGATAATTCAAATCTATTAGTTTCAGTATTGTATCTTATTTCGGGATTATTAGCACCAATATAAGTCATGGTTTGATATGGATTTAAATCTGTTACTTTATTTAAATCTGTTTGAGCTCTTATAAAATTATTAGTTGATGGAAAAGCATATACATCAGCAAGATTCGCTCCGGCAGCATCTTGGAAAGTAGATGCAACACCAATATCACATTTAGTATATCCACAATAAGGTGTTATGATAGCAGTTGAATAAGCTGAAGCATGATGATCGTATCCTATTCTCCTTCCTTCTTCGATACTTCTAAAACCAGCATCGGGAGGAGTTGTATTTTCGGTGAAAAAACTTCTTGCTACGCCTCCAACTTTATTATTAACAACAGTTATATAGAATATATCACCTTGATATACACCAGCAGCGTTATATTGAGGTGTCCTTGCTGGTAAGGCAAAACCCATACTTAATCCATCAGCAACAGTTCCATTATGAACCGTGGGGGGAATAAAAACATCTCTTAATGAATCATCATAATTAAAAAATACCGGATTAGTAATATGCTCAACACTATCATTTGGAGCTCCTTTATCGACATACATGTCTTCTCCAAATGTTTCATTATGAACTGCAACTGTTATATCGGTTGTTAATAAGTTCATGTGAAAAAATCTACTATTCTCAATTGTTGGTAATGTTAAAGTTCCTAATTTAGTTTCTCCATAAATATCTGTTTCGTTCAATTGTGACCACATTTCGGGATATAATGCTTGAGTATCAAAAAAATCTAATATAATTTTCAAGTTTTCTTCTGTGTATAAAACATTAAAAGTAATTGTTGTATCTTCATTCGTGGTTTGTGCGTTTGCTACTGGTCTATCGCCAACAGTTTGGAAACCTTCCTCACCCGATAAAGTACCCAATCTAACAGCTCCCGTATTACTTCTTAATATTGGTTGATTTTCTGGTGTTGATAATAGTTTCGCCATTCTTCTTCCTTGATCGAATATTTCTGGTCTTTTAACAGCAATATATCCAAATGTAGCAATATAATCAATAGCATCTTGATTAACAAATGCTGGAGAAGTTGGAATATCAAGATTACCGTATGCCGTTAATGTTGCTCTATTTACATTATAAATATTTTGAGCGTTGATTGGTTTATATGTATTTGTTTCAATAGTTTTTGTAATACTTCTTACATTAAACTCTTTATCGTAATTTCTAAATATATCCTCCTTTTTTGTTTCTGTTAATTGTTGAGTTATTTGAGATGCTACGGCAGAAGGTGTATTAAATCCCTTATTCACTTGTATGTCTATTCTTTCTCTGTATCTTAAATATGTAGCCTCTTGAATAATACCATTGTGATATTTACTTGGGAATTGACTAACATCTATTCTTGTTGCTCCATCAATATCGTCGAGCTTACTATATGCGATTTTATCTTTAATATATAATGTGTATCTTGTATTATCAACTTTTTGTTTCCACTTATAACCACCGGCATCTGTGCTTATTCTTCTTGTCCAATCAGTTAATAATACACATTCCGGATTAATTGAATGTAATACACATCCATCTACAAAAGTATCTTGCCGTGTATATGCGTTGGGATCATCTCTGCCGACAGTTCCTCTATTATCACTAGCAGTTATAAATCTTCTTGGTTGTTGAATATAATTAGGAAACTCATTAGCAGTAATATAATAACCAAGAATCAAGGGAGCAAGATTGTCTTTTAATTCAACTTCTTCATTACTAATTTCTTGCGATGTGATCGCTCTGTAATATCCTAATCGATATTTTGCATCATATACATTATTCATTTTCTTATAAAAATGTAGCGGATTTACTTGAGTATATGTACTAACTGGGTTTGATCCTTTTGATTCTCCTTTGAACTCGATTGTTTGAGGATTACCAGCACCAAGCTCATTTACAAATGCTCTTTCTACTGATACTTTATCTCCTACATCTAATCTTACGCTTTGCTCTAAAGGATTTGTGAATATAGCTGGATTTGAATCATTCCCACTTCTACTCTCAATCGAAGCTAACCGATTGCAGTTTATAAGTTTGGTATCAACATAATCTGTCATTTATATAATATTATATTATATAAATATTTAAAAAAAGAGATTAAAAAAACACACTTAATTATTGGATTATTCCTTTATCAACTAACATATTATATTTATCTTCATGTTTCGACTTAAAAATATCAATCTTATCTTTTCTTTTATAGTAATTAAATAGAGATTTTGTCTTTAATAAATCTTTATTTTGTTCATATTTTTCTTTCTTTTTTTCTCTATAACCATTTTGATAATGAGCTTTTGCTCTTTCTCGATTTTTAATCTTAAACTCATCTTTGTTTTTTATCACTTCATGATAATATTTATTTTCCCTTTCTCTCTTATTTTTGTAATTGGTTAAAACTCTTGCAATTTGTTCAGCAGTAAGATCCATATTGTCTATATATTATATATAGATTTTATTTTTTAAATATTTACGAATTAGAATATAAAAGTGTCTGGGGTAAATATCAAAAATAATACTTCTCAAAAGTTTGATTGAGTTCTTTATTTTTTAAGATTTACCCCAGACACTTTTGATTTATAATCTTTGTCTAATATGAAAACATACAACACTTTTAGCAGTTAATGCTGTGCACAATGTCTCATTCTCATATACAAAATCCACATCAAAACTATTAATTAATATTTCTTCTGTATTACCTAATGCTAAATATGTTTTTTCATGGGGTTCAAAATATAATCCTCCCGTTTCATTTCCACTATTATCAAACCTTGGTAAATGAGCAACAATTTTAGATGTTGTTCCTTGTCTAGCATTAACACTAGTTTGTGTGAAGTTATTTAATCGAATAAATAATGAAATATTACTGATTAATTTTGGAACACTTGAACTTTCATTTGTAGTAACTACTTTACTTGTAGCAACTGGAACTGATACGGGTTGTCCTTCAAACCCCAATAATCTCGATGTAGAGCATTCATTTGTACTATCACCATAGGCGACACTTTTTGCTGTAATAAATACACTCGAATAATCATTCATACCTTTAGTATCTATTTTTTTAGGAGTAAGAAGTGTGGCTACACTAGCGTCGTTCCATGGTCTCGATTCTAATGCTCTACAGAATACAGTTTCATTATTCTGTTGAGACCAACCCCACCAATCATATTCATCATATAAATTATCTGTATATACTGGATAATTTGGATAATGACTGATACTTTCTAATGTTATTGATCTATTGGCTAAAGCTGTTCCCTTACAAGCACATACGGGATACATAGCCCATTCAGCAGCATTTACTGGATTTAAGCACTGATTTTTAACTGCTCCCGCTGCTTGAAGAGTTGTATGATCTGCAAGCAATAGATATTTTTTAGCTTCATTATCATAAACTTCAACCTTCAATTCTTCATTATCCAGTGTAAATCTAACTTTTTCAATTTGGTTTGCTACCGCTGGAGCAGCAAAATCGGTATTCCATGCTCCATAATAAATAATTTCATTCATGTATATTCCATTTACAGCTGGACGACCAACACTACCACTATCACTACCAACTTGAAATAATTTAATTTCTGTTCCACTTCTAACAACAGCTATATCAGCATATCGAAATTGATTTGCTATATATCTTCCAGTTGCTAAAGCTCCAGCATTTTTAGTCAAATCAAAGTAAGGGGGTAAATGGGCAAAATCACCGCCTCCAATGTCGATAGGTTTATTGATTCGAGATAAACCACACATCCAAGGAGAAGTCCCCGTATTTGTTACATCAAAACCACAACCTCCGCCATTTTGAGCTATTGGAAACTCCCTATTTTGTACAAAAAATCCATCAGTATCAGTTGTAGTCACCTCTCCCGCTGCTTGAGTAAAACCATATGAATTATTTTTAGATACATCAGTCCAAGTAATATCGGCAGCAACCCTAGTAGTTAATGCGGATTCTTCTTGTGTAGATACAAACTTAAAACCTTTGAAATTAAGATTAGTTCCATCATATTCCGGCGTAACCTTTATAGAACTTTCAAAAGTTGTCCCCTTAACTCTAATTAAAGAAGGATGAAATGCACAATTATCAACTCCAGTTTGAAGATCATTCGCCATATCTTCGATATTTCTTTCATTTTTACCACCAGCATTAAAAGCAGCACCAGCACCAACAACTCCTCTAAAAGGTTGTGTTGTGCTACTATCTAAATCCGCTATTTCTTCTCCAGCAGCAAGTTTAGTAGCGTCTGTACCTATAGGGACACCAAAATAATGACAGAAATCAGCATTCGTTCGATCTAATATAAATAAACCATTTTTATTAATTTTTGCCGATTGTAAAGCAATTTCACTATTTGGAGGGATTCTCATGGTATTCAGCAATCTATTTTGATATGAATAAGGTTTAAAGGCATTTGAAAACTCTGGATTATCTTCTTGTCCAACATTCGAAGTAATAACTAAACTCATTTTATAATAAAATAATATATTTTTTTTTATACCAATTTAAAAAAAATAAAAGATTATATTAAATGTATAAAAAAAAGAAAGTTAAAAATGTAATAGTTAAACCTATTACTGATCATGATAAAATCCAAATAGATTTAAAGAAAGATTTGGAAGAAGATAAAAAAATAAAACCCGAAAAAGTGTTCGAAGGTTATAAACCTAAAAAAAAAAAAAATAATAAAAAGAAAAAGTGATTTATTCATCATCACTACTAATATCACATTCATCTAGCACCCATTCATCATCATCAGCATCATTATAATCATAATCATATTCTTGCATTTCATTCCATTTTGCTCGAGCTTCTTCAATTGAAGGTAAGAACATATAAATCTTTCTTTCCCCCTTGAGTTGCATTTTCTTTTCATCGTAAAGATC